GTCGGAATAGAAAAAAGTTTTAGGAACTGTCATCCTAAGTATATTCCATTCCAGTTATCAAAACCTATCCTCCCATAAATCCACCACTTTCACACTGAAAATGGGGTTAATTCAAAGCTATAAGAACAACGACATTTGTATTTATTTATATGAGACAAAAAATAGATACACCTTTTCTTAATAAATACTCTATTAGAAAATCGTGTATGTATTTTTAAAAATGGGGTTAAAAAGCAATAACCTATTGAACAGACATTCCCGAATTTTCATATTGCTATGAGAAATGGGGTCAATAGGTTAATGCACTTAATACTATTTCTATATATAAGATTCTTAATATATATAAGAGAAATTAGGAATAGTATTAAGTAATATATAATTAAGAATAGTCTTGATATATATACACTATCCTAAGACTATTCTTAATTTATGTATCTTATTAAAGGATAGTGACAAACACCCATTACCGATTATGCATCGGAAATGGGGTTGTTTGTATCTTCATCAGTTACCACTTCTTTTTCCGTTGTGGTTTCTTCCTTAGTTTTGTTAGGAAAGATAGGTCTGCCTTCTTCTTCAAGTCGCTGCATCTCCTGTGCGGAATCAGTAGTATAAGGACTTTTCTCCATAATTGTACGCTTAGAAATAGCACCAATTTTATACTGGATATACATATTCTCAAAGTCCTGCTTAGTGTCAACCGGCTTATTGATATTGAATGTCACATTGAGAGAATCAAAATCCTTATCAGAAAAGCGGATATGCTTAATATTAAGGAGCTTACGCATATACTCCCATCTCTGACGGAATCCATCAAGCAAGGAGTTCATATTCTGCTTACCTCTGTTTTCTGTAAGCTGGTACACCATTGACATAGAGTTTTCAGACACGTTAGCAATATTGCTCTGACCTAAGATAGATGAGGGAATAGCAGCTACAAGGTTGAACTGCTGGTAAAGCTGGTCAAACTCATACTTGATACAGTTATAGTCCATCACCGCATTGGCATATTTGAAATCAGCACCTTCCTCCAAACATAATACCTGTCCGGAAATCTGTGAAGAAGTCATATCTTTTTCGGTAAGTTTTGCACCGGTCATCACTCCTACTGGATTCAGTGACAAAGTAGTAATACCATCATCCACCTTAGACAAAAGCCATTCAACTCTATCCTGAATGGGGATAAGGTCAAGCATCATACTATCGCCAAACTGGTCATAGTCTGACCTTTCCATACCTACATAATGAATCGGCAATCCGGTTAAATTCTTCTTTCTGGAGACCCTTCTATTATTCACGTATGTATCAATGTGTGTAGGATAGTAAATAACAAAATGCTCCGTGTTATCGGTCTTATTCTTCCAATGCTCAACAAAGTAAGAATACTCTAAATTCTCATTGTAAATGGGGTATGAGTCTTTGTTTCTGAACACCTTAGATTTAATACTCTTAGTGTTTTTGTCCCAATAGACGTACTCGAAAGCATTACCATAAGTGATAAGCTCGTATAAAATCTGCCAGTCAGTCTTAGAATACAGACCCTTGCGGTAGTAGTTATTCATAAGCTCAACTGCCTTAGGTGTACCTGTGATAGAAACAGGGTTTCCAAGTAAGTATGCGGTATGGAAATTGACCACTGTTTTCAAGCCTTGAAGAATGATTGCAGCCGGGTCAAAAGTCGTACCCTTAAAGATGAATTTATAGTCTTTTCTTCTTAAAACATCGTGGCTTCTAAGTAAGTGACTATGAATAGTTCTAACCTGTCCCTGTCTGAAGGTATGTTCGGATGAGCCAATTACCGACTTGAAATAATCAAGTCCCGGCTCACTACTAAACGGTCTTTTAATTTTATCATAAAACATAGTTGTTTTCTCCTTTTTGTAATAATCATTAAAATGGGGTCAAAAAAAGACAGCATTAGTTACCCGGAAGGTAATAATACTGTCTTGATTTCAAGCCTTGTAAAGCCATTGCGAAAGCCATAACGGTATCATCGTGACCGCTAATAGCTTTCATACTACCGTCAACTAATTCAAAGAATTTCATCTCTTGCAAAAGCTGTTTTGAGTTGACCAAACATTGACCAGTCTCAAACCATTCCTGCATATCTGAAATCATAATGGGTTTACTCTTTGAATCGGTGTTCCAGCCGATTTTACGCTGGCTTTTACCGGTCTTTTGGTCGTATGTCTTATACTTAAACATATTGATATATCGGTAATCGTGTCTGATTTTGTCAACGATGGTATGCCCTGCGGAAGCCTTTTCAACTACAAGCAATCCACCGTTATACCAACACGCAATCTTATATACAAGCTCTGCAAACTCATAAGGTTTAACCTCATTGCTGCGCCACTCCAAACACTGAAAACCACTATCGTCAACAATGGAGATAACAGAGAAGTCATTACTTCCACCAAGTCCTTCACCGGTATCAACACCGATGTAATACCTCTTATTCTTGACCGGCAATTTCCAGATGGTCAAATTGCCCTTATGCTTCTTGATAATGGGGTCAATTTTATTCGTCGGTAATTGAAGAATTGCTGTGTTGTGTAATCCGTTCATTCTTGCTTGAATGATAGATGTATTAAATACATTAGAGCCGGTATTAAGAAACGCCTCCAGCGGATTAGAGGGAAATTCTTGACAAAACTTTGATTCGCTGCTATTGGAGATTTTTAATCTTCTCCACATAAGCTGCTCCAATGAAGCACCCTTCTGATAAAGTGCGGTTTCGTTTTCGTCAAACTCATCCTCTGTCAGATAGTCCCCGAAAATCTCTTTATATCTCTTAGTAAACTCTTTGTATTCATCTGCGAACATTCGCTTATCCTGTACCCAAGAAAAGAAAAAGGGTTTCCACAAAGGTTTTTCGCCTGAGACTGTTTGTGACCACAATTCAGAAAAGCGGTTAAGTCCATTCGCTGTTGATTCAAGAATCATACAGCCATCAGGGACTAAGGCTTGCTCAATAGCGGTCAACTGTTTATCTAAGTATTCATTCATAAACGCCACTTCTGACAAGTGAACAAAGCTCAGTGTAGCACCACGGGCATTATCCTTGCTTCCGCAAGTACACACAATGATTCTGCTATTGTTTACGAATTTCAATTCTTTTCGGTTGTTTGCAATGGTTTCAAGTCTCACGCAATCCGGCAAATCACTATACATCTGCTTCAACTTCTCAAAGATGTTGTTTACAGAGTCAAGAGAATAAGCCATAATCATACACACTGAATTAGGCTTAGTGATAGCCAAATATAAAGAATAAGCCAAGGCAACTGAGGTAATACCCAACTGTCTTGACTTCAAAATAATATTGAATTTTTCCTTGTTTCGCATAACATATTTTTGCTGCGGATTGAACTTGAAGGGAACAACTTTTCCTCTTTTATCAACGATGTTGACGAAGGTTTCAATCCATAAAATAGGGTCAGCAAGAATACGGCGCAACTTTTCTTTATTAGTCACAGTATCACCGCCTTAAAATTCCATCTTAAAATCTTCTGTGTCTGAGTAGTCCACACTGGCACTTGCACCACGCAAAATAGCTTTGAGTTCGTCATCCTCACTATCTTTGAAGAACTTAGTCTTAAACTCCATATACGCCTTCAGAGCTTGCACGTCTCCACCCATTGCCAAGTCATAATATTTGTTGAGTAATTCAATATCTCTCTTGCCGTCCAGTCGTTTCAACAATACCTTGATTGCAGCCTGAACCTCCTCTTTATAGAGAGACTTTTCAACGCTTTGTTCAGTACGTCCTTGCAAAGTCTTATACTTATTGCACAAATCCGAATAAGTTTTAATATTATCTTCCTCAGGGATAGCATCGGGAGCATATTTCCAGAGGATGTAATACATAATTGCATCGTTATTTAACATCTGTTTTAAAGTTCTAATAATACTTTTTTCAGCAGCCATAGTAAATAAAATCGTCCTTTCATTGATATATTTTTTTTGATTTAAGAAATAGAAAAAGCCGTGCAATTCATTACGAACTACACGGCTTAAATCGTGAAAAGCAATCCTAATTCCGATACAATTAAGACTGCCACTATGGGATTATCTATGCTTGATTAAGGCATAGAGATTAAAGCACAAACACGCTCACTTATGCTCTAATCTCTGTGTCTTGTCTTATTTGCATTTATGATATATAATAAGTATGCGAAAGTGTAACATCTTGCACCGAAAGCATACTATTTTTATTTAAGGAGGGTAATCATATGATTATCACGAAAAACTACACCATTTTACAAAATAAAAAAGGGGCTATGTAGTCTGTAATCTCGACATACCAGTTTGTCCCTCTTGTAATTCCCCTGTGAGGGTCAGGGACAGCCGTAAACGGCTTGTTAAGGATTCTGAGGGAAACAGATACACCTTTACTTTAAGGCGTTTACAATGCCTTAAATGCGGTCAGGTACATACAGAAATTCCAGATTTCATTGAGAAGTTTAAGCACTACTCCAAACCAACAATAGAGAAAGTAATCTCCGGCTCAGATGATACTTTTAGCGGAGATAACAAAACAATATACCGCTGGAGGAAAAAATAGCACACCAACTTTGCCTTTATCATTTCTTCTTTTCGCTTTAAAATAGGTACAAGCTATCTTAGGAGAAAGGAAGCAAGCAGTGAAAAAGATGCACATATTTTTAATTCTTATCGCTGTGATAGTAATTCTGGTATTGTTAATCTTCCTTTTGCGGTCTTGCAATGTAAATAAGCCGCCTGACAAGGGAGACACGTCATCCACAACGACATCCAGCACACTTGACTTTACACCGGCTATTGATTATGAGGATAAGTCAAT